ATTGTTGTCATGTTTTCTGTTGCTTTTTTAAACACTTTACTGTGGTCAATTGTTGAATTTCTGCAAAAAAAATAAACTTTTTTTCACTTTTCTGACATTTGTTTGCAATTGAATGAAATAGTTTTCATATATTTGAAGAAAAAAACAAAGAATCATGAACAATTACAGAATCACTCTAAAACACAACAGTCACTTCAATGAAGAACAATTTCATGACACATTAAACAAGTTTTGTGTTGATCTTTGTGAAGATGTTGATCACAATCATTGGGATGTTGATCAAGATGAAGATTTTTTCATTGTTGATTTCAAATTTTACAAAAGCAAAAAAACAATTGAAAGACATTTAAACAACAACAACATTCAATTCTTTGAATAAAAATAATATTTTTGTAAAAGCTTGCCAAAGCGAATCATTGAATGTTTAGGTAACAAAAAAGCACAAGTCTTCATGATTTGTGCTTTTTTGCTTTGATGATACTTAAAATTAAAATCCTACAATGTCTTGAATTTGTTCTGATGTATAAAGACCTGAAGCTTGAAGTGTTGCAATTGCTTCAGCTTTTGTTTTGATCACTGAAGCTGTTCTTTCTTGATCTTCTTGAAGTGATGCAACATGTGAATAGTCAAGAATGATCTTTTCTCCTTTTTCATTCAGCTTGAATTTGTTTGTCAATCCATTTGCAAGATCATCAGCTTCAGGAATGATTGTGTTTTGATAGACAGATCTTTCTCCCATGATCTTGTTTTCAAATGTAGCATCAGAACTGAAAAGACTTTTGTCCATACCGTATGCATCAATGATTGTTTCAAAGTTTGCATCAACTTCTTCAAATAAAAGCAAATCTTTTGTAGGATATGACATTGGGTTCCATTTAAGATTTGCGGCAGAAAGAATGATCTTCTTTTGTTCTTCTGTGATTCCATAATCAGAATTGAATTGTCTTTCAACTTTTTCACGTTCATCTTTTGTGAAAGGTAAAGATCCTGCTGTTCCTTTTGAATTGTTTGTGATCATTCCAATTGCTCCTTTCTTTGTCATGATCACGTTTCTGAAACCATAGGCTGATCGAATATTTGAAATAGGCATCTTTAATGCATGAAAAGGAGAAGATCCTACAATAGGATCATCAACATCTTGAATGTTTCTGTGAAGAACTTCAATAGTCTTCAAATGCATTGCTTGGGAATCAATTCCGTTTGTATTGACAAGATATTCAGACACAATCTTTGATTCTTCTGTTTGATTCCAAATCTTTCCTGTTCTTTTGACAGTCACTTTCTTTGGTGCTAAATTCCACAAAGCATCAGGAACTTCTTTCAACTGTGAACCTTTAAGCAAATAAATAAATGAATTTCCATAGGTCAATTTTTGAACGTCTTGCTGAATTAACCATTCATTCCCAGCTTGAAAGGCATTAGGTTTGTTCAATAACTTCACAAAATCACTGTCTTCAATTGCTTCATTGTTCTTGTCTAAGTGAATAAATCTTCCATTGGCTAACATGTTTGCATGTTTATAAATAACAGCAAATAGCTGTGGAGTAGTTCGCAAAAGATCAGATTCATTCCCGTCAATTGAAATTTCTTGATCTTGTTTTTCAAGAAAGTCAAGCAATTGATTGAAGTTTATTTGAGGAGTGACAACATAGGGATCATTCCCACGTTTGAACAGATTGAATGAATTCAGGAAAGAATTGCTATTTATTAATGCCATACAAAATTTTTAGTTTAAAAGTGCAATTATTAAACAAAAATATCAATTTTAAATTTGTTTTCTTTACTTTTGAAGAAATAAGTGAAGAATGACAAATGATCAATCAAAGACAAAAACACTTTCAAAAGCTGAAATAATACGTTTGAAAAAGAAACGTGACAAAAAAATAAAGTCAAAAAAAATTGTGATAAAATGAGAATTGACACCCAAAAACTGACAATCAAGCAAATAAAAGATCAAAAGAAGTCTTTGATTGCTTCGAAGAAATCACTTCCAATTTATTCAGAATCATTGCTTCAAAGCACTGTAAAAGGCAAAACTCCTGAATTGAAAACAAAAGCTTTCAAAGAAGAAGCAAAAGATCCTGACAAAATAAAAGTTAAATTCATAGGAAACACAGCTTTATTCTGTGATAGTCACATGGATGTTCTTGCTGTCGGTTGTTATACAAAAACAGTCAATGAACGTGGAAACTTGATTCATCATCTTGTTGATCACAAACATGAACTTGGAGCAAAAGTAGGAAAGACAATTGAAGTGAACACAGAAATGATTTCAGTTTCTTCTTTTGGAATTGATTCCGATGTAAAAATGACTGAAGCTTTGATGATGACTTCTGAAGTCAGCAAGAAATGGGATTCAAAAGTTTTTCAACTTTATAAAGATGAAGCTGTTGATCAACATTCTGTTGGAATGCAATACATGAAGATTGAACTTGCAATCAACAGTGAAGATGAAGAATACAAAGAAGAATTTGCTTTATGGAATAAAATATATGATTCTATAATAAACAAAGAAAAGATTGACAAAAGTGGTTATTTCTGGTACGTGACAGAAATCAAACTTTTTGAAATCAGTGCTGTTCTGTTTGGCTCAAATGAATTGACTCCAACAGTTGAAACACAAAAAGAAGTTGAAAAGCCGTCTGAAGACACTATTCAACAGAATGAAGAAAAGAAGCCGTCTGAAGACACTTCTGAAAAAAAGACTGATGATCAAGAAGATCAAAAGCAAAAAGAAAATGAAGAATTTGAAAGAAGACTTCAATTATTAAATAATTAATTTAAAACAACTCAAATGAAAAAAGTTGAAATTCCTGCTTTTGCAGAAAAAAGCCATGATGAAATCAAGGCAATGAACAAAGAACAGTTTTCTGACTATTTAGCAGAAAAGAAACGTCATGAAAACGCTGTGATGAAATCTGAAATTCAAGATGAAATCAAAGAAGTGATGAAAACAAGTGGAGATGCTGAAGCACTGAAGACACTTGAAACAAAAATGAATGCTTTGATTGATGAAAACAATCATGCACTTCTTCAGATCAAAGAATTGTCTGAAAACGTGAACAAAGAAGTTCCTGTTGGTTTGACTGATTTGATCATCAAGAATGAAGATGCAATTCGTGAAGTTTACACATCAAAGAAAGGTGCTGTCAAGCTTGAAATTGAAATGAAAGCAAAGCAAAATCCTTCTGACATTGGAGATCGTGATGATTTAGGACAATTCTTAAATGACATAGGACAGATTCCAAGAAGAAGAACATACATCAAAGATCGTATTCGTGTAGTAAACACAAACAAAGAATATATCAAATACATGGATCAGGACACAATTGTTCGTGATGCAAAGAATGTTGCAAATTGTGATCCTTCAACTTCATTGACTAAATTGACATGGGCACAACATGACATGCAAACTAAAAAAGTTCGTGACTTTGTTGATGTGTGTATTGACATGCTTGATGACTATGATTTTGTGGAAGGAGAAATCAGAAACTTGATTGATTCATCTGTTGCATTGAAAGTTGACAACAATCTTCTTCTTGCTGACGGTACAGGAGTTAATCCTAATTCGATTGATTCATATTCTTCAGTATTCGATCCTGCAAATCCTCTTGCCAACTATGCTTTGCAAGTTCAAGCGGCTACAATCATTGATTTGATAGTTGTTGCAGGAGCACAGATTTCAGCATTTGGTCAAGAAAATTCATTCATGGCGGATACTGTCTACATGAATCCTAAGGATTATACTTTGATGAAGCTGTTGAAAGATGGTGAAGATAATTACATCAAACAAGGAAGTGTTGATCCTCGAATCTTTCAAGACATGAATGGTCGTTTATGGATTGACGGTATGATATTAGTTCTTCCTAATCCTAATGTTGTTGAAAATACACTTTACATCTTTGATTCAATGAAAGCAACTATCTATCAAAGAAGAAAAGCTGTGATTGAATTCAGTTATGAAAACAAAGACAACTTTGAACATGAATGTGTGACTGTAAAAGCTTATGAAAGACTTAACATGCTTGTTCGTAATACACAAGCAAATGCTTTCATGAAAGTTGCTGACATATCAGGAGGAGTGACAGCAATCACAAAATAAATTGATTAATAATTAAAAGACATCTTCAGATTCATTTCTGAAGATGTTTTTCTAAAACTCAATAAAATGGGAGCAGGAAGAAAAAAAGTTTTAATCAAGATTAGCAAAGCCTATATGGGCATGAAGAAAGATCATGAAGTTTCTGTTGACGTTTCAACAGCAATGTTGATGATTGACAACAAAAAAGCAACTTTTGTGAACAGTAAAGATGAAGAATCAATTGCTGTGAAAGTGAAAGGTGTGAAAAAGATGTCAGCACTTGCAAAGAAAAAAGAAGCAAAACATGAAACTTCAAAAAGAAAAGCTTCTGAAGATAATTCAAAAGCAAAATTAAACAACAAAAAAGAAGCATAAAATGTCAAACATCATTCAGTTAACTGATTTTAAAAATGGAGAATTTCGTATTCCGAAGACTTCATGGCAAGAAGACACACTTCAAGACTATCTTGATAAGTATGAACGCCACTATTTGATAAGATTGTTTGGTGTTGAATTATATGCTTTATTCATTGCAGATCTTTTGAATGGAGAACCTACTTCACAGCGTTTCATTGACGTGTTCAATGAATTTGTTGATCAAGATGATTGTGAATTTTGTGACAGTCAAGGAATGAAATTAATGATTCAAGGATTCATTTATTTTCATTATGTACGTCACACTTTCACAAGAAACACAACAAACGGAGTGAAGCAAACAAAGTCTGAAAATTCAATTTCACTTGAAACGGTGTCATCTGACATCACAACAAGATACAACAATGCTGTTGAAACTTTCAGGTGTATTCAAAGAAAGATGTGTGATGAAATAGAATATCCTGAATATAAGGGTGTAAAAGTTGAAGAAATACTTCCAATATAATGCAAAAAGATTTGTCAGTAATATTTGAGGAGCAAATTGCAAAGATCAATCTGATCTTGACCGTGAAAGACGTTCAGGGTGGTAGAATTTATCTTTGTGAAACGCTTCATTTGACCTTGAAAAAATTGATTTCTGATTCATCAGGCAATTTATACAAGATTACTGACTTTCTTTTGAATGAATGGATTGAAGTGATTCCATACGCTGGTGCACCAGTTGTCTTTGATAGTCAAACAGTTAAATGTCCTGAAATTTGTTTTTTTAGTGGTGCACCTGCATCAATAAACAATGAATATCTTGACAAAGAAGCTGACACACGTGACAAGACACCTTTGATTTGGCTTCTTGAAAACTATGAAGAAGACTTCTATGGTCGTGAATCATCAGTTGAAAGAAAGTCAAGATTCAGATTGTTCTTTCTTGATGAAACTGATGAAGTCGAATGGACTTCAAAAGAACATCATACAAATGTGATTCAACCATTGATGAATTTGTGTGACAAATTAGTTGAAGTATTTCAAGATGACAGAACTTTCAAAACTGTTGAAATATTTACAAAGATTCCACGTGTTCGATTTGGAAAGTATGTTGATAGTCATGGAAATGAAAGAAAGATAATTGATGAAGACTTCAGCGGTATTGAACTTGCCGCATCATTTGAAAAGTTCAAAACGTATAAATGTAATATTTTAAATAACTGTTAAAAAGACCCGAAAGGGCATAAAATTATGGCATGTAAATGTAATGTAGGACTAAGCAACACTGGAATTCCAGGTTGTGTTCCAATTCAATCAGTGACAAGTTCATTGATTCTTGTTCCAATAAAAGCAAATGATGGAACATTCAACAGAATAGATTTGAACAATTTACCGACTTGGTCTGATCTGACAAATGAAGCTGATGCTTCAAAAAGATGGTTTCCTTTACCAGCTTTTGAAAATGTTGAACAGCCAAAGGCTGATTCACAATTTGAAGAAGCCGCAAGTGGAAAGAAAGCTTTTCTTCGACAAGGTAAAAGATCTTTCACAGGAGAATTATGGGAAGGAGATTCTTCTCCACAGTTTCTTGGAAAGTTAGAAGAAGCAAGATGTGTGAAGTTTGGAATTTTTGTGATTGACGTTGAAGGAAACTTGATAGGTTCTGAAAAAGGTGACGGATTCTTATATCCAATAGCTGTTGACAATGCTTCATGGGATCCAAAATGGGCTCCTTCAACTGATGCAACTGTTCAAAAGATCATGCTTGGGTTTGATTGGGATCGTTTATTTGATGAAGCAACACTTTCAATGATCACTTCTGATGAAGCAGGAATTAACTTCACAGAACTTGAAGGATTGATTGATGTGATTTTCACAAATGTTGTTCCTGGTGTTCTTGAAACTTCTTTGACAGCTAAATTCTGTTATGGAACAGCAATCAACAAACTTGCTTATGGCGGTGCTGATCAAACTATTGATTGGGCAATCGTAAATGACACACAAGTGACAGCATTCAATCCTGATGCTGTTCTTGAATCACCTGTAGGTTCTGGTAACTATACATTAGCACATGCAACACAGATTGCTCCAGCTGATGCATACACTATCAATGTTGCAAAAACAGGATTCAGTGGAACTGTTTCAACAGTTGCTCCTTAATTCTTAATATTTTTTTAAGAAAAGCGAACAATTCAATTTGTT